TCGTGAATTGACCAAGCGTGAGATTGAACAGATTGAGCGTTTGGAGATGGCGAATGATGACTTGAACATCACCATGCAAGAACGCAGTTTGGAACTGTCCATCCAGCGAAGAGAGCAGACGCAGTTATCGGAGTCAATAAGCAGTCAAGAATCGGAGATGAACTCGCTCAACCAAACCATCACCGACCAAACTCAAGGACTGACATCGCTGACCGATTTGTTCCAGCAATTGCGCGATGCTGGTGCGACAACATCGCAGATTCTCCAAGTCTTCGGTGTGCGTGGTGGAAACGCAATCAACGCCATTTTGGGACAGGCCGATGCCTTTGAGGAATTGGTCGCCAAGAACGAGGATGCAAACGGCAGAACTGCGGAGTTCGTTCAAACCATGACAGGCTCAACGCAGAACGCCCTGTTTGAATTGCAGTCAGCCTTCACAGCGTTGATGATAACAGTCGGTGAACAGTTCGCCCCGATGATAAAGGACACACTCGTTCCAGCACTCATCTTGGCGACTGAAAAATTGGGCGATGAAGGCTTCGTGGAGGCGATGGGAGAAATCGCTGACAAATTGGTTGAGGTCTTGCCCCAATTGATTGATTCCTTCGTGCCTGTGCTGATTCAAATGGCGGAACAGTCGGATGACTTGATTTATGTCTTCGTGGCTCTCGCTCACGCTCTCCGATTCCTCATGGTTTTCATTGAGCCCATCTATGAATTGCTGGGCGGTATCGGGATGATATTTGAGGGAATCGCGACCCTAAATCCACAGATGATTTTTGAGGGGCTTGGAAAGGCGGCGGGTGGTCTTGCACTCATATTGATGCCGATATACAGGCTGGTTGAAGCGATTGCTGATTTCTTGGGCATTATTGACGAGGAAGGAACGGGCGCGCAACGGGCTGGGTCGGGTGCTTTGAAGGGGGCGGCGGCTGGTGCGTTGGTCGGTTCTGCTGTCCCCGTTGTCGGAACGGCGGCGGGTGCTGTCGTGGGTGGAATCATCGGTGCTGGGCTCACGATGTTCGCAGAAGGTGGAATCGTGAACGAAGCCACGCTGGGTGTCTTCGGTGAGGCTGGTTCGGAGGCTGTGATTCCGCTGGACAGACTCCCTGCATTGATGAGCGAATCAATGGGAGGGCAAGCCTCAAAGCCCGAAACCACAGTCGTTTTCAGCGGGGACATCATCATTGGCGAAGGCAACAACCTTTCAAAGCGCGATGTTGAGCAGATAATGGTGGAAACGATGCCGAAGGTGTTCAACCGATTCGGAATGCAAGGTGCAAGGGGTGTGATTTGATGGCTTCAACCAAACAAAGCATCACACAGACCTTCTCACGCATGAAGAACGGCCTTGCTGAACTCCAGCGGTGGTTTCCAGCCTTCATCAAGAATGATGGCGTTGGAGGGCTCTCCATTGACCCTGTGCTGTATCGCACGAACTTCTCCGCCAAGACCCCAGCCCAAACGGGTGGCTACGATGACGAAGCCAGCCAAGCAGGGATTCGGGTGGAGGCAATCAACGATGACGGCACAGATGTCAGCAACAACCCAACCATCGTCATATCGGGAAGCGGAACACTCAACGCCAAATGCACCATCAACCATGATGATGGAAGTGGCTCAACCGTCATTCGCTTGATTGCACCATCGGGCGACTTGACGGGTGCTGGGTCAAAAACACGCTCACATGAGGGAATCGGGGATGCGACTTCCAGCACGACCACGACCGCGCCCTTCCCCGTGTTCATGACGATTCAAGAACTGACCGAGATGCTTGACACCTATCGGCACATCGGAGATGGTGATGAAAACAAAAAGGCATGGCTTCCACATGGGTTGGAAGGCGGAGGGCAACACGGCCACTCATCAGCATCGGCTTTGCCTTCGCTCGCTGGAGGCGACCCTCGCGAACCCACATCGGTTGCGTTCCCCACAGCCTCTCCGTATCGCGCAACCGTGTTCATGCCGATGATGCTGGACAACAACCAATTTGACAAACGAATCACGGGTGCGAGCAACGAGGTTGCTGACTATACCTACCTCCTTGCGAACTTCGGTGGGGGCTACGATGTTCTTGACATTGACCGATACGACCCCGACCCCGAAGGCGAAGACTCGGCCACGATTCGCTACAAAACGGTGGGGTATTCGGGCGACCATTTGCTTGGGAAGAACACAGCACAGCAAGCATACAAAACCGCGCCCAGCGGAACGGCACACAACACAATGACACACAACAACCCCGACTTATCGTTTGATGGAAGTGCAAGCCACTTCCCCAAATACCGAACCCGCTGTGCTTTGGCGATGTTCCTCAAAGACGGGACATACACGCTCAAGGGCGGGACTCTCATTCCATACATCTATGACACGAATCGCGAGATTGGGGGCAACCAAACCAGCACAGTCCACGCGATTTGGGATGGGCTTGATGGAGAAGGCGACTTTGACATGACCGCTTCGGGCATTGAAAAACAATGCTCGGCTCAAATCACTCCGATGTTTGACTTCCTCCAGCCACCCATCACAACCTCCGCACAGGGAGGCAATTTTGACTACGAGGTGGTCAATGGGTCAGCCAAGTTCAATTGGGCAAACTACATCACAGATGTGCAGTCAATCCAAGCCAGCGATTCCAACCTGTTCACAGATGGTGATGGAACGGACTTAGACCACATCACTACGGCACGACCGTTCTTGGTTCGCAACAACCCAGCAAGCGTTCCTGTGCGATACATTCGGAGGAACAATCTCATCCTGTCCATTTGGCTTGACTACACGAATGTCAGCGGTATCAGCGGTTCAACGATTCCTCAATTCACAGTCGGAAGTCCGATTGAACTGTGGGGACTCACGGGCGCGTTGGGCAGGGACACCTCTCAAGGTCGGAACATTGGGCATAAGTTCGGCCTCTATGAGTTCGCACCACGAAGCGAAGAAACGAATCCCGACACATATTCTTTGGGCGGGTTGAATCACAACGGATGGTGGATAATCAACGCGTACGATGACGATGGCGGTGGTCTTGACGGAGAGTTTGTCGTGGATGACATTCTCGGCAACGGGGACTCAACCGAGTTCTATGGGGCTCGGATTGATATTCAAATCTATTCAAACGAAGCCCTTCCGAGTCAAGGGAATGTCAGCGCGTACGCGCCGACCAGCGGGTATGTTTGTCAAGGACTGATTGGAGGCGCGGAAAGCACTTCTTCTCACTATGGAACTGTTGCTTGGGCAACCAGCCAAAGCAATTCCCACCCCCAATTGCGACTCTTCGGTAGTGCGAGCGAGAAACTGTATGGAACGGGTGTTGGGTATATGGGCGGGGCAAACACCCCAGCGAACAATTTGCAGTCCCATGTTGGACATCGCTATTTTTACCCATCACGCATGGTTGATTCTTATGTTGATGAGGGAGAATGGGGTGCGACAGGAAACACGGGGAATCTCAAGTTTTTCTTTGCCGATGACGCGACCGCGTTCCGTTCAATTGAATTGCAGAAGGCGACCGACTTGCTCTATTCCAATGGTGTTCCTGTTGTTCAAAGGGGAGATGGTTTGCTTCGGCTTCCAGCACCACAGGGCAAGGACATTGGTGCAAGGCGACTCTATTCCCTCACACAGACTCACATCACAGGCACATTCGTGAGTGAAGAAACTGACTTTCGCGGGCTCGGTTCGGACTTGGTTGAAAGCCTCCCAGCAACATGGTTGTCAAGAGGGCTTCACATTCCCCTGTGGTCATACATTGACACGGCGAATGGCCGTCATGCTTGGGACTACATCAAGCCCATTGGTGCATCGGGAACATGGCTCTATGGGCGAAACCGACCATTCCCAGCCCATGAACGAACAGGAACGCGATTGGGCTACAACGGAGGCGTTGCTCTTGACACGACCAAATACGGCTTGAGCGAGATGGGATGCTCGCAGATGTGGCTGGATTGGGAGATGAAGGCCAAAATCCCATTCCGAACAAATCAAATGGTGCGAATCACCTTTGACACCAACGAGGAACACTATGTCTTTGGTCGCCACGCTTTGATGTTTGATGACTTTCAAGGAACGATGAGGGGTGGTGCTGGCTTTTTGCCCCTGTATGATGGGAAGACATCAGCATCACCACTCACATTGAGTGCGTCATCATCGCCCGAAATCTATATTCGGGCTGGTGAAGGGTATTCAAATGGCTTCATAACGCACCCGTATGTGAACGGTGCGTTCACAGCACCGCGTACGATAATTTGGTTCGGGGATGCTACATTCCTCAAGGATTCGGCTTGGTTGGGTGAGAAGGAATATCCGCTGGAGAACGCTGGTGGGAACTGTGGTTGGGGGTCAATGAACAACGGCTACGGCACAGGCACATCGTTCACCTATGCGGAAGGCTATCACACAGTCCGAGCAGTCTTCAACCAAGCAGGGATGAACTTGCTCTTTGATGGTGTCAGTCAAGGCATTGACACCGAATCGGCCAAGACGGTGTATGGGCTGACGATTGAAAACTGCAAAATGGGCTTGTCCGTTTGGAATCAAAGCATCGGTGTTGATGAAAGCAGATTCCCCAAAGACGATGACGGCAACAGACTCGTTGCTGACAATCAAGCGTTGAGCAAGAATCAGTCCGATTTGCAGATTGACGAGATGGTATTGAGGTCAATACCGACTTCTGCGATGTTGCCGTTCAAGGTTCACACGATGAAACAGGACTTCTCCAATGTGGCTCGCTATACCTCATTGACGGTTGAGGCTGACAACATTGACACCAAGAAGGGAATGAATGTCAAGGCGACCTTGATGACTCCATCCACCACGACCGTTGAGAACGAGGGGCAAGCCGTCATCAGCGGGTTTGAGAATGTGGATTTGGCGTTCAGCGGTGGCGTTGGTTCAATGGACTTGACCGACCTTCCAGCGTCAGCAATCGCAGATGGGTTTGTGATTCGGTTTGACTTCTTCATCCCTAACAACACACAGACCGAATATCACCCGATTGATTGGTCAAAATTGCCCATCATTCGCTCTTGGACTGTGGAATACGATGAGAAGCCAACGGCTTCGCTGGCGGTCATTGGGAACACATTCAACGGGGACATCACAGGAACAATCAACACCCGTGTTGGACACATCATCTCGTTGCGTGGAACAGGCACGACAACCGATGTGGACAGAACCATCTCGGAGGTCAAGTTTGACTTCGGTGATGGGGCTTCAACGGGCTGGATAAAGTTCGCAGACCAAACGACTCAAAGCACGACATACGACATCGCTCACTCGTATTTGGCGAGTGGAACATACACCGTCAAGTGCTATTCTCGCGATGACTCCAACAACGAATCGCTGGAATCAAACAACATCACCATCGTGGTCGCTAACGCGCCCCCTGTCGCCATCCTTCGTGCTGTGCCTTCAATGGTTCGTGCTGGGCAAGCAATCACCTTTGACGGCTCGGCATCGTATGACATCAACGCTGGTGGAACGCTGACGACATACACCTTCACCTTCGGAGATGGGTCGTCATCTGTGTCGGGTGCTTCGTCTTCGGTCAGCCACACATACGCCAACGGTGGTGAATATCAAGCCACGCTGGTCGTGGTTGATTCCGATGGGGCGACATCGCAGACTGCGAGCGTTGTTGTCAAGGTGCTTCCAGCGACCCTCGTTGTTCCGCTGGTTTTGAACACCAAGCCGAGAGCGTTCAGCCGAACTCGGTCAGCGAATCTCACTCAAACGCCCGTATTGGACTCAATATACCCCGAACTCACAGACATGGGACAGCGAACTGACGAGTTCAAATTGGAAGGTTCGTTCCTCAAGCACACGGCCAATGCCGACATTGAGTTCATGGAAGAACTTCACCTGTCGGGCGCGCTGGTTGAAATCGTGTGGGAAGAGGTGAACTTCACAGGAACGCCAACGGGCAAGACATTCGTTGGTCGCATGACTTCGTTTGACTATCAGCGCGAGGGCGGTCGTCATGGCGAAACGCCATACACAGCGGTGTTCGTGAGGGAGGCTGGGCTCGGTGCTTGATTGGCTGACTTGGCTCATCCTCTTGGAACTGATTTGGTGGGCATTCATTGGATTCGTGGGGCGGGAACTGTTGTCCCTGTGGCGAATGATTCGTGAAATCCCGATTGAATACAATTGATTCCAAAACGGGCTTCGGCTCATCGCGATTTGGCGATTTTAGGGGTGAAAACCATTGATATTGTGAAAACATTGATATACCCCACCCCTAATGCCTAACCATGAGCCCAACCATGAGCCCCCACGCACTCCAGCGCGTTGATGAGCGACTTGTCGGTGCAGAAGCCGAGAAGGTCGCCAACGCTGTCAAGTCTGCCTGTGCAAAGCATGGAAGCCGAAGCATCGGAATCATCGCTCACCGATTGAACGGTCAGCGTGGTCAAGCATGGGGCGAGAAGTCCAATGGCGACTGCGTTGTTGTCATCGTGCGAAACAACCAAGTCAAGACCACATACCTCCGCCGAGCCACTCAAACCTTTGACCTCTCCGTGTCCCGCACCGATGTGCTGGTGGACATGACGGGAACTGTCCTCAAGTCCGTCATGACCAAGAACGGTGGCGGTCGTGGTGCTGACTTCAACCCATTCAACATGAACTGAACAGGTGATACAGATGAAAGCAGAAGGAAGACCCAACAAGCGACACAGCCGAGATAAGCGAGGCTTCACAGGAAAATACAACAAAGGCGGGAAGCGAATGTCGGGGGCTCGCCCTCTTCACCAATGCCGTCTGTGAATGGAGATGATGAACATGACGAATCTAAGCGAGATGGACATACCCGAAAACTACGAGTTTCGTGGCTACGAATACGACCTGTGGAAAGCATACACCGAAGAAGGCATGGCTCGCATTGAAGCCAGCGGTGTCCGTGATGGCTATGCCGAGCGAATGTATGGCGTGAACCGAGCCTGTGTCAAGCGATGGGTCATTGACGGGGTTGAGGTTTGGTGCGTGTATGCTCGCTATTCCTCATGGTGATGCTCTTAAACCAGCGTTGGACTGCCTAAAGCATGGTCGTCAGCACAGGGGGGCTTCCAGCCACCCATTCCGAACTGACCCAGCCTCTTGGGTCAAAAGGACTGCCCATGACGCTCGTTTTTGCTGACCACTACGATGACACCATCGGGAACACTCCTGTGGACAGGAAGGTGCTTTTTGACACCTCCCTGCACCAACCTCGCCCCACAGGGTCGGGGACTTCCATCGTTGCCCCAATCGCGCCCAGCGTGATTCTCACGAACATGAGTGGGACAACCCTCGCATACCCGACCAGCGATTCAACCAATCACACGATGAGCCCTCGCAACGCTGGACTGACCACGAACCTCTCCCCACCGTCTTTGAATCACGAATCGGGCGCGTTGGAGTTCGGTCAAATCGTTCACGATGTCAGTCGCTCGCACCACGATGCGACAGAATTGCGTTCAAGCGTTCCATTTGCTCGCCTTTCACTCTCGGAGGTGGGTCGGTTCACCGCGTACGAAAGAAGGCGATACGCAAGCGGAAGACCAGCAAATCACACATTCCAACAGACCAAGACGACCGATGACGATGTGGTGGGTTCAATTGATATGGGCTGGGGTGCTTATGCGGGAAGTGGGACATTCAATTGCGAAGTCCCAGCGTTCACACAGGGAGGGCGTGTGGAGGCAATCACACACTACGCTAAGGCAGACTTGCCCAGCAACGCTATGGGTGTGTCGTGGGGCGATGCTCACAACGCCACATTCCTCACCACGCTGGGTTCAGCACCCATCGCTCAAACGGGGGCTTCCAGCATGGGCATCGCAGTCCAAGACGATGACAAACTCTTCTCATCCCATTGGAACTTGAATCTCGGAGTTCGCCAACCGATTCTCGCTTCGGGGACTTCAATCTCCAGCCCCGATGGTTCGCCCGTATCGGTGTCAATATCCGAAGACGCAGATTCCGTGAATCTGCTGACATCTGTTGAAACGATTCAATCCATTTTGGTGGCCGACCGCTTCTCCGATGGAACTGCCTCGCCCAGCGATGAAGACAACATGACGCTGGGGCGCGTTGATTTGGGCAACCACACCGTTGCCGATTCGTGCGGTTTGATTGGCTACGAGGGCGTTATCACGGCCACAGCCTTCTTCTCCATCTCCAAGAACTCCGACCCCTCACAGACGCAAGGGGCGGTCAGTTTCACCGATGACATGACCTATGCTGGACTGAACATTCAAGTCCATTCGGGAACGACTGTGCGAAGGAATGGCGACCCAAACAAACAGGGCGGATATGGACTGACTCCATTTGCCCCATACCGATACGGAAGCGATGGAACGAGCGTTGATGTCATGACCGATGCAATCACGACCTCCGCACACCGAACAGGAAGCGGGTCGTTCTCCACCAGCGATGCAAACCGCACCGTCTTCTCAACGAGGCGAGATACCCACTACAACACGGATGCAACGCAGGTGCTTCCGCTGGGTGCTGGCGAGAGTGAAATCAACGCTGGTTCGGGCGTGTTCCGACAGCAACACCAAGCAACCGACCGACTGTTTGGCGACACAGCGAAGGCTGGCGATTCTTGGGCTGGGACACAGACCTTGAGTTCGGGCTGGCTATCGGACTCAATACCGACCAAAGTGCAAATCATTCCACAGGTCATCGGCTACACCAATGTCCAAGTGTCAGTCGGGGAATTGAAAACAGCCACTCATCCATCGGCTCAACCCATCACATTCCGCAAGCCAATCGTGGACTATCATGTGCTGGTTTCAGTCGCAGACCGAAGTGAATTGGTCGTCAAATCCGACACCAGCGTGAGCAACGATTCGGTTGGCGACCCAACCTCTCGGAACGACCCGAATCCAAACCGACTCCACGCCAACATGGACTTGAGCGACCTGCCTTGCACCATTTATCACGGAATCGTGCGTATCAATCCCGATACGCTGGAACAGATTTACCTTGACCCAGCCGACCTTCCAGCAGGGTATGATGCGGTTTCAGCAGACTGTCCATTTTCAGTCATGCCTCGCCACCGAAAAATGTCGGTGGATGGGAAGGTGTCAATGGGCTGGGGATTGCATCAAATCACTCCATTCCGACCTCTCGCATCACGCCAATGGGTGCGTGTTCCCAAACTGTGTTCAGCCATCCAATCGGGCGGATTTTATCAGCGAGGGGGCGTATCTCATCTGTGGGATGCTGATGTGTATGGTGGCGAACTCTTCGTGGGTGCTGACATCATTGACGCAACCGACTTCGCTGTTGAAACGACCAAAGACGGCAAGCCGTATTTTGGGCTGTGGGGCAACGGCCAAATCGTTCCAAATGGAAGCCATGACCCAGCCATGCCTCAAGGCTGTGAACTGATGGTGTTCCGCTATTCTCCGAAGAAAGACCCGTATCACCCATCCACCAAAAACACATCACCGAGCGACAATCCGATTCGGGATGCACTCGGAACGAATGCTTCTGCGGTGAGTGGAACGACCACTTATTCGGCTCAATATAAGACAGGGTTCACCATCACCGATGAACGACTTCTCGCTGATTCGGCTTGGGAAGTTCACGATTGGGTGATTCCCCAATTGGAACTCATGCGGTATCTCGGCAAGGAAGAAAAGTCATCCATGCGACACCCGAAGCACTCGGAGAGCGATGGAACAGAAGTCATCCTTCACCCGACTGTGCATTGTTCCAGCCTTCGCATCATGGATGATGGAAGGATGCTGATGGCGATGGTTCATAGGGACTACATTGAAGATGTCAGCGAGTTCCCGTCTGCTGATATTGGCTATCCAGCGAACCCCGATTTGAGCATCGGTTCGTGTCCTGTCGGCTATGTCTATTCCAACGGCCAATGCGTTCCAATCACATCGCTGGGCGCGTCTGCCGATTCGGGTTTTCACATTGACCCAACCAGCGGAGATGAGATGGAGGGGAGTGGCGACCCACAGGCGTTGTCGGCTGGGACAGGAGTGCAACCATCGGGCGACAATTTCAGCCAATACCCAACATGGAACAAACTCATCGCTGACACATCAGCAAGGTCGCTCATCCTCGCCTTCTCCGATGCACCAGCCAATGACAACGGACAGGTCGCTCGCGGTCGCGTGGGCTTCGCTCTCAAGTGGGAACTCGTTCCTGTGGGCGATGAATCCACGCAAGAACTCGCCATCCAAACATGGACACACGAAGATACATGGTGGAGTGGTGCAAGAATCGCATATTGGTTTGATGAGTCGGGTCAGCGAGCCATCCCAATGACCTATGGCTCATACCCCGAATGTCGCATGAGTCATGCGAACTTGCCTCGCTCTTTGGCTTGGCTTGATTCCGACTTGAACATTCATCACGGCCTTCCATTCCGTCAGCCAGCAACCATGTCAGCACCACACCCATCCTTGCCCGATTTGATGGGCAGGTTGAGCCCTGTGGATGAGTGGTATCGCAACCGATACGACTTCCTCAAATATACCCGATTCGTTCCGACTACGATTGGATTTGCTGACTTTGGTGCTGGGGCGAATCCATTCCAAGAACTTGGGTGGTCGGGTTGGTCGTTCCCAGCAGACCTGTATGACCCAATTTCATACGGTGATGGAACAGCGTTCTTCCGCGATTCCACGACACCTCATGCTTGGAAGAACATGGGCGACAACCAAAACTACGATGCGACAGGTGGCGACTACAATCCGTATTCAGCGGTCGTGTATGACCTCACAGGCATCACCCTTCCAGCCATCATCCTTTCTTGGACTGTGGGCGGGGTCAATGTGGCCGAGAATATCCCCGTTGTCGGCACTACGGTCGCAGACCTCGTTTCAACGGTCAAATCCCCACCAGCCCTGTATGACCCTTTGGTTGATGGAATGTATATCCCACATGGCGGTGCTTTGACATCATCGGGCGACCTCATGATTCGCAAGTTTGAAGACACTCCATCGTTCCTTCCAGCACAGGTTTTCAACGAAGGAGTGCTTGAGTTCGGAGATTTGGTGATGGACACGGGTGAAACATTCTCACCGACAATCGCTTGGTCAAACGCTGGGCGAAGCACCATGCTGGGCTCGTTCTCATCGTGGTCGCATCACGGCTCGCTTCACTACGGCCTCTCGGCAACCCATCACCCATATCGTGTGGACAGGGTGTTCAAGCAGGTTCACGCTGGACTTGGCTACGATGTTCCTCTCCACTTGCTGATTCCCCCCGAAGTCCATGTGCGAGCGAGAGCAGGGGGCAACGGGCAGATTGACTTGGAGATGGAAACGCCATTCCATCGCACCGATTATCAGCACTTGATTGGGGCTTCGTTGTTTGAATCGGGCTTTGAACTCGGTGGTGCATCACCATCCGAAGCAAGTCAAAACCCGCTGGGTCAATGGTATCTCCGAACAAATCTGTGGGACTCACCGATGCACACGACTTCTGCGAATGTCAGCGGAATCAGCCTGTTCAATCAGCGAATCAAGGGTGCAATCGTATCGGGCTCAATAGGGCTTGAAGCGTATTGGACAGACCATCCGACCGACCACTTCCACGCTGGTGCGATGCCGATTCTTCCAAACAACGACTACGACCTCGCCATGATTGAAACAAATCGCTACGCGCCCGTCATGTTGGCGAGAGCATCCGAGATGCACGACCTTGATGTGCTGGCGACCAGCGAGCAATTGCTCTCCAGCGTTGATGTTCATGTCAGTCAAACAGCGAAGGCATATTGGGATTCGGGGGCAATCGTGTCGGCTCAAGGTGTCGGACAATACGACAACAATCCCGCTGGCGGTGGAACAAACGACCTCGCCATGACTGAAACTTGGCTTGGTGAGGTGAACGAGGCAAACGGTGGTGGACTCACGGGGTTCACGATGGCGAGGGGAAGCACTCCGTTTGGAATGGGCAAGGGTCAGCGAGTGATACGAACACCCGAAGGCACACTCCACCATTTCATCATCAAGCGTTCCATTGTGAGTGGCTACGCCAACCAACCGACATGGGCTCACATGAAGAAGCCGTTGCACAGCGACCTGTTTTGGTCAAGGAGGGCTACGACAACAGCACCCGACACGCAGACGGGTGCTGGTGCTGACGAGTGCGGTGCGAAGTTCTCCAGCATCGCAACCGTTTATGGTGGCGAAACCATACACCGAGTCTGCGGTGCATCGTTTTGTAGCGATTCCAAAGGCACGATTCACGCAGTTCTTGAATATCATCTCAACCCCGAAGACGAAGGCTCACATCGCGCCCATTCGCTCTATTATCACAAAGCAGACCGAGTGCAAATTGCTTCCAACCCCGAACCCGTGTATGATTGGGATTGGACAGTTCACACGCCCGTTCTCATCAACAGTTCGGTTGATGCGTTCACCCCATCGGGAACGATATACGACTTCCGCCAGCCATCACTCGTCTGCGATTCCAAAGACCGATTGCACTTGACTGTGGCTCGCCCAACGGTTGAAACGCAAGTCAGCGGTTGGACATCTCCAGCAAGCACCAACCCCGTGAGCGTGTTTTACACGATGAAGGAGGCTGACGAGGCATCATTCCCAACCCCATCATTTGAATCAACATACGGGGATTCCAACGACACGCTATGGTCATGTGTCAGCCGACCATCAACGGACACCACAGACGATGAAATGAACAACCCAGCGAACTCAAATCACATCGTCAGCGTAGCATCCCATCCGAAAGTTTGCCTTCGTTCCGATGATGTTCCTGTCGTCTTTTTCTTGGGTTGGGCGGGGTCATCCATTCATAGCGGAACACGAAACAAGACTGCGGTGTACGCGAACATCGGTGAGGTTGGTGTTGGGGGGCGTATTCAGTTCAATACGGGCAAGTGCTGTCATGTTCTCGGACTTCCACCCAATTCCAAAAACACGATGGCGAGCAAAAACATCTCACACTACGATTCCATCATTGACGAAAACGACCGAGCAATCACGGTCGGCATCAAAGACGACAGGGACAGCGTGAATGGTCAAACATGGGCAAGTCGCCACACGCTCATCAATAAGTTCAACACACGGATTCCATTTGCTGAACAATATACAGCGACCGATGGACTCGGAGATACGAGAACGCTGTTCAAAGCCCCTCAATACGATGGAACGACTGAACTGCGGTATGTGGACACCTATCTCCAAGAGCCCACGCTCACGACCAATGGGAAGGGTGAATATCACCTCGTCATGCGTTTCACCATGACGGGTCAAGACGAAGGGCGCGTTGGTGCGACCTTCCGCGACCAAGACCTCGCGATTGAATCGGCTGTGCATCCTCTCCAATGGGCTGGAACTCCGCTGACGGGTTCGGGCAACACGCTTTACACAGGAGGCTACGCTTCGGTGTCGGGAAGCATGGATTGGACAGGGCGATACGGTGGAGGAAGGAATCCGATTTACACCAACAGCACCACGAACACCCACACCCACTTGATGCACATTTGGTTTCCATCATACGAGTTTGATGACGATGTGAGTGCTGACGACCGTGTGATTCGCTCAATCAATCTCCGATGGCTGTCAGTCCCATCCTTGCGATACGATGCAACGCTGGGCTTCCAGCCCGTTGGTTCTGCCCAAACGATTGCTGGACAGGAAGACTTCCCTCACCTATACCCTCAAATCCGCTATCAACGGTTTTGGGGCTACGATGCTTCGGAGATTGACTTGACATGGAAGACCAACGAGATGTCGTGGTATCGCACTCCGCACTACGCTTCCTCGTTGTATCTGCCGAATCTCGGCGGGGCAGGTATGAGTCCAGCGGGTGATATTGGGACAGTCGGCATGGGCTTGCAGGGCTTCCCGAATGGTGAATAATCACCAAAACCATTGAGATTTAGCAAAGCATTGATATAGGGGATGCCTTTCATCTCGTATCATGCAATCCGCACAAACCCAAGCCCGACCCGTCAAGTTTGTCCACGATGACCACTTGAAGACCGAAGAAGACCTGCCTTACCTTGACGGCTCATGTGCCGTTGTGGTTCACCAGCGAAACGAGCCTTCGTTCTTCGTGAACGCTGGCGACAAAATTGACCTTGACAACGACTTCACCGAAGTCGGAACTTTCGCCATCGGCACATACGGAGAAGGCGATGCAATCTCCGCCATGCCTGTGTTCAGCCATGTCTTCTTCCGCACCAACCACATTGAGTCCGATTGGACACAGGCTGACTCCATGAGCGACATCTCATGCGAAGGCCACACCGAAGTCTTCGTGCAGATGCTCAACGCTTCTTCCAACGCTCGCTCAACCTCCGTTGGCGATGTGTATGAAGTCGTGTGGACAGGCTACGAAGGCGAAACCGTCAGCGACTTTTACATCGTGGATGGCTGTGGCTGGAAAACCGTCAGCGGTGCTGGCGACCACATTTGGTGAGTCCTCAATTGGACAGCCCAGCGGCGACTCGTAGTGTAGCAAGTGGGTCGGGTGCTTGTCGCCCGACTGACAGGCTCATCTCCGTTCCGTTGGTGTCCATTGTCCACTTGACATCAAAGACCCTGTGGCGACCCGACAGGCCAGCATCACGGGATGCGAACTCCATCACATCACCAACCGAGATGTCCAGCCTTTCGGGGATTCCCTCAACGACCCAGCGAGCAAGCGACGCGCCCTGCGAAGCCAGCATGGTTTCACCGACCAATATGGCTTGATGCTCGTCTGCGATGAAATCCTCACGAACCACACGCTCAACGGGCTTGGTTGGGTATCGTGCCGAGCCGATTGCTGGAACGGACACGGAGATGCCTTTGCTGTCGTTCTTGACCTTGACCACATTGAAGCGGTGGGTATCACCCTCTTCACGCTGAATCATCGTTGGATAGAAGTCCTGTGGGACAGCGGTGCGTGGAATCCTTCCAGCGACCAGCGGGACAACCGTTGCATCATCCACCTCACGCAGTCGTTCCATGACGAGATACCCGTGAGAATCGGCCTTCAACACGACCAAGTTCGGTGTTGAATTGATGATGGACAGGATGGACTGAATCGCGTTCAATCGCGTCTTCCCCACGAAGTCCATGTCGGCTGGAAGAATCACAAACGACTCGTTGAGGATGCGACCGATTGGCGGTGTGTATGCCGAATTGCTGATGATGTCTTTGATGACGGTTGCCGAGTCCGACTCATAATACCCAACAGGAGAGTCCAACACTTCCCGTGAGAGATAGCCGAGCGAATCCAAAGCGATGAGTTCCAAACTCGTATTGGACTCAATAACCTCCGAAACGAATCCTGTGAACACCAGCGGTGGATTTGCCCAATGTCGTGGCGAAGCATACACTTGGACAACATCACCTTCTCGGATTGTCCCCGACCTTCGCCCTGCTGTGTTGTTGATGTCAATGTTCATTCGTGCTGGGGCGTTCATGGATTGGGTGAACGACACGGACTTCACGCCCTGCAAGTTCGTCATGCCGTTGATGACGACCACAGGGGCGCGTGGAGTCGCTTCATCCCTCGCCAGCCGACCATACAGGTTGCGATTCATGACCCTCCGAGAGCGAGCGAAGAATACCTTGTGAGCCCATCCGTTGCGAAGACCCGTGAGGCTCATTCGCTTTGGTCGGTTTGTCCATTGAAGCCCTTCGGGATTCCAGCCTCCATCGGAGAAGCCAAGACGACCGAGATTGAATGTTGGCTGGGGCAGAATGGAAGTCGGGTACGCGCCCTCCGTTGCACCTGTGGTCATGGCGAATCCACCACGACCTCCACCTCCACGCCTGTTCACGATGTCGTATTTGTCGGGGAAGCCCGATTCGGACAGGTAGTGATACCCGAAGCCCAGCGTTTCTGCCGACAGGTCGCCATGCAAGTGTGGGTCAAACGGTCGTGGTGTGGTCAAAGAAGTGTAGCAAGCGGTGGATAGGCGGTCAAGTTCCCAACCATCGTCAAGGTCGGTCGGGTGCGGGATGAAATCAATGCCCCAATCGGTCGGATAATGCGATGGCCGTTCCATGACTTCCTTCTCGTAGTGGAACGCATCCAGCGTTGGTGCTGGCTCGTTGCGTATGGCTTCGTGAGTGTTCTCCAGCCATGTCTTTGACACCCACCGAGCGATTGCCGTTCTCGGTCGTCTTGGGTCGCTTCCAAGCCGTTCAATCTCATCCAGCAGGGGTTGGGAAGGGTTGATGACGATTTGAGCGTCAGCAGGGGCTCTCACAAGCCTGTGGAAGCGTTCCGTTTGGCTGTCCATACCCAACCCACTACGCATTCGGTTTAATTGGCTGACGAATGATGGGGACTGTTGAGATTCCGAGCAGGGCATTGACTTGATATTGCGAGCATTGACTTGAGATTCCGACATCGTATCAATGAACGAAGTGTTTTTATTCCAATCATTTGTGTGCCTTCGGCACACAACCCCAAAGAATCAAACGAACAGGGGTGCTGAAAGACATACACTTTGGTCAATATGTGTGTGTTCTAAGGAAGGTGCAATTCCAATCATTTAGGACATTGATGAAGCAAAGCATTGATAAGGTAGTGTGTGCTGGGCAGGGCATGACCAGCCAACACGGTGAGAAGTCGTATCACACGACTACGACCAAAACCCCGAAGGGTGATGTGTCGTATGGTCGCATCAAGTTCGCTGACTGCGTTCACCACTACACCCTCAAAGACCAATACCACACTTTTGTCGTTGAAATCTATGACCTCAAGGGCAACCTCATCACGATAGGCGATGAAATGGACATCATGCCCAAAGAACGCCACCAGCACCGACCAACACGAAGCCATGCAATCATGATGGCGAAGTCAATGGTGGAATATCACCTCAATGACGATTATCCTCTTTGGACACCAAGCGGTTGGACAACCGACCCAACGGCATACGGAATTGAATGAAGGAGATGAGAACATGGGCAAGACGCACAGGTATCACGGAAGGGAAAATGGAAATGATGCGAAGTTCCACCGATGGTGGCGAAAGGTTGAGGGGCGGGTCTTCCGAAAGGACAACGACCGAATCCGAACTGCCCAACACGCATCTGCGACCGCGAACGAGGAAGGAATCCGACTCAAGAGCCGAAACCTCCGTGTGCCTCGCAGACCAAAGACTCACGGCTACGGCTTTACGCCACACCCGTTCCCCCTTGACCAATACGCAGATGGCTGTTTGATAACGGTGGGCGAACCTCGCTGACACATGGCGGTCGTGCAAATCAACATTCCGAGCAAGGCGACCTTGCCGAATGAGTGGGAAAAAATCCGACCTCACTTCCCCCTGCCCTCGCCACGAAGGTATCAAGACGATGCCCTCTCGGTCGTGTGGTGGGCGTTGGACAACGATGACTTTGACAATGTGGTGATTGAAGCACCGACAGGAATCGGCAAGTCAGCGATTGCGATGACGGTGCAAGCACGATTTCAGTCAGCATATTTGCTGTCCCCATCGCTCGGACTGACCGACCAATATAAACGGGACTACGGCTCGGTTCTCAAAGAGGTTCGTGGTCGTGGGAACTTTCCATGCTGGGTGCGTGAAGGCACAGCAACCAACGCGCCCTGCTATTCGGCCAAGAGCAAGCAGAAGTGCGTTCATGCGAAGGAAGCCGACCCCTGCCCGTATTATGCACAGAAGTTTGAGGCGAGGGATGCGAGGCTCACGCTGTCCAATCCATCGTATCTGTTCCGTGTGATTCAATCGCCCGATGGGACATTTGACCAGCGGGACTTCGCCATCATTGACGAGGCTCACCAATTAGAACCGTTCTTCATGGACTTGATGGAAGTCGTCATCAACCACGCTGACTTCACCAGCGTCTTCGGGGCGCGCTATCCGTTCCCCATGCACTATCACCCAGCCGATTGGAAGGATTCGGTCAGCAAACTCTTGGAGGGCGCGATGGGAACATTGGAGAAGGCTGAATCGGACAAAGACGAGAATGTGATTGATGCGATGCGAACCATCATTGACAAATGTGCGACCTTGCTGGAACTGCTGGAGAATCCAAACGATGTGGTTATTGAGTCCGATACGGACAAACGAGGCAAGCAACGGATGGTGGCGAAACCTGTCCGAGTGAACAAAATCGCGCCCGACCGATTGGAAGCAATATCGCGAAAGCGGATTCTGCTGTCAGCCACCATCTTGGACATTGACACATACCTCAAGTCGCTGGGGCTGGAGAATCACAAAACGCTGTATGTGAAAATCACGCAGTCGCCCTTCCCGAAGGAGAACTTCAATGTGTATGTCGCGCCCTGCGGGGAGATGTCATACAGCCGAAGGGAGAAGTCCCTGCCTCGTCAAATCAAAGCCATCTCCGCCATCATGGAACGATTCCCGAACAAGCGGGGAGTCATCCTCCCTCACACCCACGCCATTCGCAAGACCATCGTGGAGGGTCTGCAAGCGAGAGGATTGGGCGACCGCATCATCACCCACGACAGCAACGGAATCGGGCGACAACACGCCCTTGACGAGTTCTTTTCATCCAAGCGAGATGACTTGGTGCTTATCTCCACCTATGTGGGCGAGGGCTTTGACTTCAAAGGTCGGCTGGCGGAATGGCTGGTCATCTCCAAAGTCCCGTTCCCGTTCACGCCCGACCCTCAAATCGCACAGCGAATGGAACAGGATGAACACCAATGGCGAAGGGAACACGAAGGCACACCAGCGTGTCCGTATATGCCTCCGAACAAATACAGCGGGAATCTGTGTTCAAACCGCTGGGGATGCAACCAGCCGTGTCAAAATTGGTTCAACCTCCAAGTCGCCCTGCGACTGATTCAAGGGGCAGGGAGAATCAACAGAACGCCCGATGATGTCGGCCACCTGTTCATCTTGGATGGGTCGTTCCAGCGATATTTCAACACGAATGCTCACCTATTCCCTGCGTGGTTTCACAACGCCAAACAGGATGCACCGTCATGGTTGAAAAGACACTTGAAATGACATTGATACAGCGAAGCATTGATAAGGGG